GAATTAGATATTCTTGCAGCAACAGTACCCGATGCGATTGTAACTCCTTTCGCAAAAGAAATTCTTGCTTTATGTGAGGCATTTGGAAAATCAGGACAAAGTGGTGGTTCTGCACCTTACACGGCTTCTGCAATTTCACAAGCAGTTAAAAAATTGTTACTACACGAACCTATTTGTGATGTAACAGGACACGAAAACGAATGGGTTGATGTGAGCGAAATGGGAGGTGGTTCACTTATGTACCAAAACAGTAGATGTAGTGCTTTATTTAAAGACGGAATTGAAAGTAAAGCATACTATTTGAATGCTATTGTTTGGAAAGGTGTAGAGGATTACGATACATTTACTGGTAGAGTTTACATTGATGATAAAGATTTTGAATTGATTGGAAGTAGCCAATTTGTGAAGTTTCCATTTAAGCCTAAAACATTTTACATTGATGTAGTTCGTGTTCCAATTTCAAAAGAAGAAGCGGAAAAACGAAACCTACATTATATTGAAGATGGATTCAATGAATGTTATTATACTATTTTGAAAGACCCAAAACAATTAGATAGGGTGTTTAAATACTATGATAAAAAGTAAATTAACAGCACGAACGCTGTTTTAATTATGTTGTCGTGGCTTCATCAAAATAGCCACAAAATTTATTAACCAGTAAAAATTAGATATGAGTACAGAAAATTCAAAAACCAAAAAGCCATGCAATATAGCCGATGTTAACTGCTGTGCTTTCTCTGAGATTTTAGAGAAATGCAAAAAGATAGTAACGTGCGACACTGCCCGTATATCAAAACCATTAGATGATGGTAAAATGTTTCTTATTATTGGATTTAACAGAAGTACCAAAGATGATGAAGGGCAGTGGGTGGATGAGAATGGAGAGCGTAGGGATTTTGATTATGTGCAAGAATCTGTAATAGCTTCTGGATTTACAGAAAAAGAACTAATTAACTCAACTAAAGAATATGTGCGATTGTGTGGGATGACGTGGGAGGAATACTTCGCTGACTTACGAGAAAAGGAGCATTGCAGTTAACTATGGACAAACTTACGAATACCACCGAACACCAAATTACACATAGCGAGCGTTATGCACTGGCACGGATTATTAACAACTAAGTATAAATGAAATGAAAATATTTTTTGACACAGAATTTACAGGCTTACATCAGGGTACTACATTGATTAGTATTGGAATGATTACCGAAGATGGTAGAGAACTATATTACGAATTAAACGACTATGACAAAACCCAAATTGACGATTGGCTAAAGAATAAAGTGATAGCAAATTTACACAACACAAATCCGATAAATACCGAGCAATTACGAAAAGCTATTGAGGGATTTATTGAGCCTTACGACACTGTTGAAATTTGGAGCGACTGCCTATCTTATGACTGGGTTCTGTTTAATCAAATTTGGGGACATGCTTTTAATATACCACATAAAATATACTACATACCGTTTGACCTTTGCACTTTGTTTAAAGTAAAAGGAATTGACCCTGATATCAGCCGAGAAGAGTACGCAGGAATGACCAAAGGGAGTCAAAAGCACAATGCTTTATGGGATGCGAAAGTAATACGAGAATGCTATTTAAAAGCGACTAGGTAGTGCTTGTTACTAACGTTTTGCAGCTATGCGAAGGTAGGGTTTAATATGAATAAGTCAATAGAGATAAAACATTTTAGTTTAATAGATTATAACATTCTATTAAAGGTTGTTGCTGAATACATAAAGCAATACCAAATCAGTAGAGATAAGTTTGAATATGAAAAAGATATGTTTGACTTGACGGATACCCTATATGCTTTGCAGTGTCATAAAAACGCTGTGAACATTGAAATAGAGAACCATTGGAAGTCTTTTTGGGTAAAAGTCAGAGAAACTAAGACAAAGTATAAATTTGAAATATGGTACGCTTCTTAGCATTGGTTATAAAGGTTTCGCAGCTAAACTAGGTTGCTAATTATACCTCGAAACTTAATTTGAAAAACAGAATTATGAATACAGAAAAAACTTCATTAGAAAACGAAAGACAGTCATCTTGTTTAGGTGATATTATAAGCCGTTTTAATTCAGATACGTTTATTGATAATGTGTGTTTGAGTTATAGACACGACTTTGGATTAATTGCAGAACAAGACAGGCAAAGACTAAGGTTTGAATGTAAAGAATGGATGAGAGCAATAAGCAATAATTGGGAGTATTTCAAAAAGGCAACTACGATGAAGTCAGAAGCCACTTAGTCTTTAGCTCAGGGGTAATTCACTAACACGATGTTTACAAAGACATCGTGTTTTTATTATATAACAAATTCAGGAAGGCTACTTCCATAAAAAACGGAGATATTTAATGAATCAAACTGAATCACATAAACCTTCAGATTTAATTCCATCTCATTTAATTAAAGGTCAAACACAAGGTGGGAGTGATACTTTTATGAATAGGGAAGAAGTGGAAGCTGACATATACACTTCATATTATGCTAAATCTGCTAAACTTCCAAATGCAATTTCTATTAGTAAAGGTACACCTAAATGGTTCCCTGGACCTAGTTATGAACCTTTATTCCCTGAATGGGATTTAATCCTAAACTATAGAAATGGTAAGATAACTGAGGATGAGTACCGAATTCGATACAATGATCATTTATCAAAACTTGATCCTAATGTAGTATATAAGGAACTTAAAGGCAAGGTATTGTTATGTTGGGAGACTTCTAATCAATTTTGTCACCGTCACTTAGTAGCTGAATGGCTAAATAAGCACCTAGGGATAGCCGTTAGGGAACTAGGCATGAACTTAAATAAGGAACCTAAGATATTAATAAAAGATAGGAATAAAACGGGAAATTATGGATAAACTCAATTTGGTATTTAATTACTTATTAAATGGAATCACACTCGATAAAGAGAAGTTATCGATAATCAGACTTCTAGTTAAATAACAATAGCTCAAATTAGTTTTACTTACTGGTTTAATCGGTAGTGTAAAATCTACTCTCGTAAATATAAATAAGTAAACATTTGGAAATACAAAAAATGAAAAAGATGTTAGGCGTCATTTTATTACTAATCACATTTGCAATAGGCGCAGATGTAAAACCGTTCATTTATGATAACATTGCTGCTGATTCTGCAACTCAGCAAAAGCAGTATGAGTACATGTTGCAATATAAACTTTATGGGCGCGATTCCATGGACATTGGTATACGTGTGCGCATACCTGATAAGTCTGGTTGGAACGGCTCTTCTGGCAATATTACTTCCAAAGAACAACTTGTTCTCGGTGGTCCAGTATTGACAGATAGTACAATTTCGTTAGGTAACGAATGTAAGCTTACAACTGGTCCAATTCGTGCAAATACTTTTACTTCTACGCATGATAATGGAAATGCTTTATTCGCTGGAAATATCTGCTTAGTAAATACAGTAGATGCTAATTCTGAAACAATGAAAGGTATTACACGAGCTGGTGGTAAGTTTAGCTGTGATACAGTTCCATCTGCACCTACTGGTTTGTCAATGCCAACTATTACTTTCCCAGATACTACTAATTTAGACATTACTGTAGCAGATCGTGGTAAAGTATTCATTGATATTCCTGATGTTCCTAGCTATGATTTGTATGTAAATTCAATTAGAACAGGTACAGAAGATACTTTGTTCTTCAGACTGTCTAATCGTGGAACCTTAATAAGAGTATTTGTAAAAGAAGACATCTCATTAGGAAACCACACAGTTATTCAAACTTTCTATAATGATTCTGCTGTTGCACAAGATAAGTATCGTGGTAACTTACTTTTCTACACAACAAAAGACATCAATATCGTAAATTCTGATAACACTGAAATGCAAGGTACTTACATTTCTACACAGAAGATTTATCTTGCTTGCAATATTAACTTTGCTGGTCAATTACTTGCTAATCAGTTACAAATTGGTAATGATTTCAAGGGTGAAAATTTCCACTTTGTTAAATTTGACCCTGATACAATTGATGTAAAACTTGATAAGTATGGTGGTTTAAGAGAAAATGATTCTACTGTTGTTATTCCTGTTGAACTTAGCGACACTGCATCTGTGGCTGTATTCTTCACTTACTGTTTTGATTTAAAAGATGGTGTAACTATGGAAGATTTCAATACGCCTAAATTTCCAATTTGTGGACAAGATGCTTCAATCGAAGTTTCAATTCCAAGAGGTTCAAAAGTTCCCGATATGCCAATTAAAGTAAACGTAAAGATTGATACATTGGAAGAATTAAATGATTACTTAGTACTTCATATTGACTATATCACTGGTGCAATTTTGCCAAATGGTGAAACTTCTGGTGAATTGAAAATCAAGATTATTGATGCAGTTACACAGAATAAATCTGTAATTCTCGATAAGACTGATACAATCAAAACATATCAAGAAGAGCTTCTAATACCGCCTGGTTCAGGATATATTGGCAATATTAAGCATACTGATGATAGAAAAGATACACTTATTTGGACATTCGAAGATCCAAGTGGCTTATTTGATGTAAAAGATGGCATAATTACAACAAATCATGTTTTCGATTATGAAACAGAAGACACAATTTACGTAATTAAGGTCAAAGTTATCGATGGTGAGTTTGCAGATAGTGCAAATTATACAATTAAAATAACAAATATTGGTGAACCTATTACTGTTACTGGAAAAGTTGAACATGTAGATGAAAACGTTGAACTTGGAACAATTGTAGGAGCAATAATTGGTAAAGATGCAGATAGTACAGACGTAACTTACACTATCAATATTACTTCTTTCAAGATTGACCCAATTACAGGCGTAATTACAACGAATACTGCATTGGATTATGAAACAAAGTCTGAATATCCTGTGACTGTAACTGTAAAATCTACTGATGGTTCAAAGAAAGATACAAGTTTCGTAATTTACGTCGATAATGTTAATGAACCTGTGCATGTTCAAGATACTACATGTAGTGTTAAAGAAAACTACACAGGAAAAGTATGTAAAGTTACTGGAACAGATGAAGATAAAACTCCTGTTAAGTACACAATTACTGACACTACAAATTATTCAATTGACTCAACTGGCGTAATTACAATTAAGAACCCATTTGACTTTGAAAAGAAAGATAAAGACACTGTAAAAGTTATCGTTACTGATGGTACATTCTATGATACTGCAACTGTTGTTATTCGTGTGTTAGATGAACCTGAAACTGTTAAAATTACAGAATGGGATAAAAACCCACCTCCTGATACAGTAAAGACTAATGATCCTAACCATGAATATAAGTGGAATATTTGTGAAGGTGACAGTTGTACTACTAGTTTTGACAATCCAATTATTCACAAAGATACAGTAATCAAAGTATGTAATGCTAAGAAGACTGTTTGTGATTCTATCGTAGTTCTATTCAATGATGCACCTCCTGTAGTTACATTGAAGAATACAAAGTCTACTGATGCACTAATTGACTATATCACGATTGAAGAACAAAAAGATGATAAGATTTACGTTAACAAGAAGAATAATGAACTACTTGTTACAGTCAGAGATACAATTTATAAGACTGAAAAGAAATTCCCAATTGAAGTAAAACTTGATACAGTTCATATAAGCGCAAAGAATGTAGTAGAATACAACTATTTGATTGATGAAATTATGGCAACTGTTACTCCAATTGGTGGTGGACTTGCTGAAGTTAAAGAAGTTGTAAAAGTTGATGGTAGAGAAGTTACTTTGACTAAGATTGTTAATGCAAAGACTATGAAAGAAGTTGATACTACTCAGACTGTCACTTATACAATTAAGCAAGATGGAAACGAAATAACAATTTCTTACAAGACTGATAATTTAACAGGTCAACGTATCGGTGATTATAAAGTTTCTTATAACATTGATTCTTGCACAACAGTTTCTTACTACTTAGATGATGATAAGAAAATTGCAAAGAATAAAGAAGGAAACATTGCATATACTATTAACTACGAATATACTGACGATTTTGGAAACAAAGCATCTTCTAAAGTTGACATTATTTTCGATGATATTCCTCCAAAGGTTGAAATTTTGACACCTAACGAAATGGAAAATTTCAATACGAATGCGATTGCAGTCAAATGGACAGTCAATGAAGAAACTCAAGATACTTTGACATTGCAGCGTCTTGAAAAAGGTTTCAACTATATTATACGCCGATATGTGGATAAGGCAGGCAACGTTGCTGCTGATACTGTCAGAGTCTTAATGAAGTCAGCAAAGGATATCGCTATCGAAATTGTCAATCCTGTAACAGAAGTAAATCAGGATAAAGTTGATAGCTTCTACTCTGAAGGCAACAAGTACAACGATAAAAAACCTTACACAATTACTACTCTGAAAAGTGATGACAAACCAGACCCAGTCGGTATCGGATTTAAGATTGACATTGCACTTCCATCTGTATCAGCAACAGGAAATGTATCAACATTAGCAGATATAATAAAAAATGATAAAATACCTGTTGATGAAAAAGGTAATGTAGTTGGTGCATCTAATATTGGTATATCAGTAGAAGAATATATAAATGAAAACTGTACTGATGATTTTAGACAAGATTATCATAAAAATGGAACTAATATACCATTATACAGTGTTAAATACAATTTGCATTTATGGATATATACTTCAAATGCCAATTATGTAAATGATTTTGAAATTAACTATGATATAGATTCTAAAACTGAAGCAAATGCAGCTAGTATAGCAAATTTTGTAATAGATTGGTTACCAGAAAAAGATGGTAATGTTAAAGCTCAAAATCAACATTCGCTCGGAACTGGAGCATATTTAGTTAAATTATATAGCAAATCAACTGCTATATGTAGATGTGGTTTTAAAAACCAAAAAGCCGGTGATAAGATTACCAAAAAAGAATATAGTCTTAAATCATTTGGATATAAAAGACCTAACAAATAAGTGAACTAACTCCACCCTTTAGGGTTGAATCTTCGCGCTCAAGATGACTATTGTCGTCAGTATCAACACGCTCTACGGACAGTTCCTGCCCTAATATTCTTAATCCTTCATTCAATATATTTAAAGCGGCATTCTTATCCCTATCTAATAGAGTATGACAGTTCGGACACTCCCATTCTCTATCAGCCAATGTCAGTGTAGTGTTTTTATATCCACAACAATGGCATAACTTACTCGATGGATAGAAACTACCAATTTTGATATATTGTCTTCCATACCAAGCAGATTTATATGCTATCATATTGCAAAATGAACTAAAACTAGCATCAGCAATAGATTTAGCAAGTTTATGATTTTTCAACATATTGCTTGGTTTCAAATCTTCGGAAATAATGACTTGGTTTTCGTTCACTATTCTTCTTGACTGTTTATGTTGAAAATCTTTTCTTTGATTAGAAATCTTTTCGTATATTCTAGCGACTTTGATTACTTGTTTCTTACGATTGTTTGAACCCTTGGTCATTTTAGACAGTTTTCTTTGTTCTTTCGCTAGTTTTTCTTGTGATGTTCTAAAATACTTCGGGTTCTCTACTACACAACCGTCGCTATCTATAAGAAAATCCTTGATACCTAAATCAAAAGCATAATTGTAATTGTTTTGAGGTAGTGATTGAATATCATCACAGTCTACACAAATCGAACAAAAATACTTCCCACTTTTAGACTTTTTGACTGTGATATTATGAACTTTGGTGATTCCATACTTTGAAAAATCATATCCTTGCCTAAAAGTAACTTTTCCAATTTTAGGAATGGAAATTTTACGATTTTCTAAATCAATAAGTTTGAAAAAGTCTTTAATCGGCATACAGTCACGATAAGATTGTTTTCCATTTTTCTTATGGAAGGTTGGCGCTTTTGCTTTTTGCTTTGTCTTACCTTTTAACGAGTTCCACCAGTTTTTGTATGCTCTATTTAAGTCATTTAATGATTGGCACAGTGCTTGAGCGCCTATGTCCTTTAACCACTCGTTTTCTTTCTTTAACTTTTTAACGATTTCTTTTTGATTAGCACTTTCTTTGTATTCTTTGTAATATTCCGTTTGGATGGATAAAACATTGTTATATAAGAAACGACAAGCACCAAAGGTTCTGTTTAATTTAACCTCTTGGTATTTGGTAGGATATAATCGTATTTCAAATGCTCGTGTTATCATAGTGGAAGGTTGTAGAAATCTTGAATAATCTCTATACTATATTTATATCAACCTTCCACAGAATCTAAAAATACAGTTAGAGATTATTTAAGACCTTTGTTTTATTTATAAAAAATATTTTTCAGTTTTTGCGTTCATTCATATGCCACCTTAAAAGGATGGCATCTTTCTGAACGCTCTTTGTAAACACTAAATGTTCATAAATATATTTGTAACTTGTTAAAGGTGAAATATATTATGAACTTTAATTTTTTAAATCCGTTTTCTGATAAATTTTTAGCAAAAGAACCTGAACAATCTTACATTCAACAGGTTCAAGCTACTCAAAATAGTATAGGTAGAGACGAAGATGGCATTAACTGGAATGCTCTTCTTCCTACTCGCACAAATGGATTCTACGATCCAACTAATCCTTGTGATAGTAACGGTATTCTTTTCGATGCCGTTTTTGCTACAAAATCTCAAAGAATTTCATTCTATCGTTCAATGGCTTTGTACCCATTGGTTACAAAAGCTTTGATTACGATGTCAAATGAAGTTGTTAATGAAGATTGTCATGGTAATCTTTTAAAATTCGGCATTAAAGATGCTTTCAGTAAGAACTTTAAGCGTACTGAATTGATTTCACTTGAAGATGAATTCAATTACGTCGTAAATACGGTTATTAAGCGTGATGATTTGTGGACTTTGTTCTATCGTTGGTTAGTTGATGCTGAACAATTCTGGGAACTTTGTGCAAATGATGAAGGTGATAGATTGCTCGGTATTAAAGTTTTGCCAGCTTTCTGCTCATTGGTAATTTACGATGAAGGTTTAGCAACTGGCTACATGCAAGATCCTCGTTTGATTGATATTCAAACAAGAGATCAGCCAAAAGTCTTTACACTTGACCAAGTTGCTTATGCAAGTTATGGTAACTGGGCATCTAATAGAAATGATGTTCGTGGTATGCTTGAACCAGCAATTCGTCATTTGAACCAATTACGTTCTATTGAAGATGCATTAACCGTTTATCGTATAACACGTGCACCTGAAAAGAGAATTTTTAAGATTTACACAGGTGCATTACCACCTAGACGTGTTCCTAGTTACATGCACGAAATGAAAGGTCAATATCGTAAGTCTTTGTCTCTTGACCCTGCTACTGGTGCAATTAACTCTTCTAAGAATGTTCAAGCATTAACAGAAGACTACTGGTTTAGTGTTGGTGATACAGATAAGGGCTCTTCAGTTGAACCTTACAAAGCATCTACTGAATTTAATGGTCAGATTGAAGATTTGAAGGTATTCCAAAAGATGGTCATGGATGCAATTCACTTCCCATCTCATAGATGGCATGATGACTTGGCAGGTGCTGGTAGTTCTGCACAATATTCTCAAAATGCTGAAACTTCTCTTTCTGAAATTGAATTTCAGAAGGAATGTAGAAGACTTGGTGATAGATTTACAAGAGGTTTGATTGTTCATACATTCATTCAACACTTGCGTCTACGTGGATTTAATGCTAAGTTTTTGAATAAGGACATTTACAACATTAAGTTCAATTACTCTTCTGATTTCGAAAAGATTAAAGCTATCGGAATGGCAGAAAAGCTTGCAAGCCAAGTAACATCATTTAAAGATTTAATGCCTTCTCTTGCAAATTCTAAGCCAACTTCTGAAGAACAAGCTCCAATCTTCTCGAAATATTACGTTATGCACAAACTTCTTGGTATGTCTGATGAAGATTATGCGTTGAACGAAGAATGGTTGAAGAAGGAAAAAGAAGTTATCATCGATGCAGCAAAACAATCTGCAGATGAAGGTGGAGAAGTAGAAACTGATGACGAAGACTACGCATTTTAGTAAAACTTTAAATTCAAAATAACAAAGATTTATTATATTTCTATATAATAAACGTTAAAGGTATTACTATATGGCAGAATATGTTAAAAATGCAGAACTACGTGAGCTCATTCTAGAGTACAATAAGACTAACATGGAAGACGATGGTTCTTGGCTAAATGCTTACAAGACGCGAATGACAAAGAAGTTCGAAACTGGTAAGCTTAAGAAAGAAAAATACGATTTAGCAATCAATTTTGTTAATATTCGTATTGCGAATAATGCTGCAAAATTTGCTCATTATGAAAGCTTATCAACAGAAGAAAAGAAACTTTATGATTTGAAATTCAAAAATCTTCGTGATGATTTGTGGCTAAAGTTCATGAAAATCGCTCAAGGACGTATCGCTTCTATGCGGTTTGCATAAGCAATATGCTGAATACATTTCAGATTTAGCAATTGATGCAGTCATGACGATTTTCACATACATTAATCGTTATGACGAATCAAGAAATACTTCAACGTTCGCTTTTGTTACTCAATTGGCATACAATAGTATTATTGCAAGTCTTAGAAACATCAATTTGACTAATAAGACAATGATCACTGGTTTGGATTTCTTCGATAATATAAATACCATAGATAATCCTACTGCAGCATTTACTGCAACAAACAAATTTTTGAGTCAGTTAGAAGAATGATTTTTTCGCAATACGTACAAAATGAACAATTCAAAACTGAAAGTGCTACTAATACAGTACTTTTAGAAACTAAGTCTAACTTAGAAAGTATCGATATTATTGTCGATAAAGCTAATCCTGATGTGATGACTGGTAGAGTTATTCAAGGTGTAGTGTATTGCATTTATAAGAAAAAGTTCATCAATTTAACTGAATTAGCTAATCAGATTAGAGCACTGTATATTAACAAAGGTTATGGCGTTGTTGGATATGCAAAATTGCAACCAAAAGATTTTGTTAAGTATGCAACTGCCAAAACCATTCTTAAACGTTTATTTGATAACGAACTTTATAAAGTAGAAATAAACACTCAAAACGCTGCTAATTACTTCTTAGTCGAAGAATACGTTCAATTATAGCCTCATATATACTTTATATGAGGTTATTATTATGAAAATAGCAGGTTGTGATTTGAGCATTAATAGTTCGCGGTGTCGTAATTGAAGAACTCGATGATGAGTATAACATTCAAAGTATCGAATATCACGGATTTACAATCAAAAGAAAACTTGAAAGTTCACAAATTCTTTATTATAATAATAAAGATTACAACACAGATTACGCGAAATATCAATGGATTTGTGATAACATCGTAAACTGGTGTAAAGATTGCGAATATATTGCTATTGAAGATTACGCTTATGGTAAAAGTGGAGCAATGGGCTTGATTTTTAACTTAGCAGAATTTTCAGGTAACGTCAAAATTTCTTTATTTAACGCAGGTAAAAACTTACGTACTTATAGCATTAATCAAATTAAGAAATTCTTTACAGCCTTTGGACTAAGCGATAAAATTAGCATGTATCAAGCTTGGGAAAAGATGACAACGACTAAACCAGATTTGTCATGCTTACCCGAAGTTGACAATGGAAAAGGCGTATCTCCAACAAGCGATATAGTTGATGCTTTCGCCGTTTGTGAATATCTACGCACTGAACTAACATTGCGTGCTGGTATAATTCAATTGAAAGATTTACCAAAGCACAAAATTGAATGTTTCAATGCAATAACAAAAACACATCCGCAAGGATTATTAGTTGGAGACTTTATCCATAAGTGAGATTATTATGCAAGAAAATAGAAATGCTTTACTAATTAAAATAAAATACAAAGACGAAACTATTCCTCGTTTGAAAAAGCTTGAAAAAGGCGATTGGATTGATTTGGCTGCTGCTGAAGATGTAGTAATCAAGCCAATGTCATTCAAGTTAATCGATCTTGGAATAGCTATGAAGCTTCCTGAAGGATATGAAGCTCATATCGTTCCACGTTCATCTACATTTAAGAATTGGCATATTATTCAGACTAACCACATGGGTGTTATTGATAACTCTTATAGTGGTCCTGAAGATTGGTGGAAATTTCCAGCATTTAATTTGTCAACTACAGAAGCTACTTTAATTAAGAAGGGTGAACGTATTTGTCAATTTAGAATTGAAACGCAACAACCAGACGTATTATTTGATGAGTTAAACTTTCAAGAAGGAGTAAATCGCGGTGGATTCGGAAGTACAGGCAAAGAATAAGCTATCAGTATATGAATTCAACATCAAGGTATATACCTTGATGTGTAATGCATATTCGTCAATTAAAGGCTCAAACATTGATGATGCTAAGAGAAAACTCAATAACATCATCAACGAGCTCGATGAGTACTATAAATAATATATGCAATGGACATCTGAGATACTAAATAAACGTGTTATAAACTACAATCGAATTTATTTCAACAACGAAATTAAAAAACCAATTTATGTTCGTTGGTCTAGACGTTTATACAATTCTGATAGTCGTATTAACGCGTATTGTTTATCTAAACCTGATAAGCATATTATCATGCTAAATGTATCTCACAGCAATGTTTCTAATGAAATGATGCGTGGTCTTCTTGTTCATGAAATGATTCATGCTTGGCAAGACGAACATGATAAACATTTTCGTGATAATTGGAATGAATACAAAGGTCATAGCAAGAGCTTTATTAAGAAATGTGCAGAATTGAATTCAAAATTCAAGTTCACATATCCGCTAATGCGCTATGCTGAAGATAAACAACAATTCAATTTGAAGAAACAAAATAAAGATGTCTATTTTGTCTATAAAATGACTACTAGCATAGTAGCACCAGGCGTTAAATATCCAATTGGCGTTTTCATTAAGTTCTTATATCGAGAAGAAATTGTGAATTTGACAAATAAGGGACTTTCTGTTAAATACTATCCTATTGCAAAATTCACTGATAAAGTCGAGTATACGAATCTTAAAAACAAATATGTTACTCAAACTGATGTGCCAACTACTTATTCGCGTATAAAAGGCTGTAAATCGGCTGATGAATTCTTTAGCTACGCTAAAGATAATGTCGGTCTATATCGCATGTTTACTGATGATGACTTTAACTATGCGGATGGTTTGGAAATAGAACTTTAATTTACACATTTTAAAATTTTTTATTATACTTTCAATATACATTTTATTATTAACTTGTTCCATTTAACATTAGGAAATTGATAATGTATACTTACAAAGACAAGATGAATATTATAGCAAATTTCAATGCAAAAAACAAGACTTGCTATCAATATGATGTTAAGACAGATACAGTTATTGAGGAATTTAATCGTAAGTCATTTCCGCTAACATTTGATCGTTGGTCAAACACTGTATTGATAAAGAATTCGCATAATGACCGAAGAAGAATATAAAGCTGAGTGGTTACTCGGTTGTCACCAAACAGACTATAATAACTGTAGATTTGCAGATGACAAAGTCCAATTCTGCAAAGATTGGATTGAGAAACACTGTAAACGTAACGGTTATTATATCAGCGATTTGAGCAGAATTATATGCGAACAAAAAATAAAAATAGCAACTGACTCAAATTATCGAGAATTGTGTGCAGATTGGTCTGATAAAATTAAAGCTCGTGAAAAATTAGCAGAATTTGACATGGCAAAATTGAGAATACACTCGTATCGTTGCAAATATGATAAATTGCGCGTACAAGATCTCATGAATTTAGATCAATCACAGCCATACATAGTCAAGTGTAATCATGGTTCAGGTTGGAACAGACAAAAGACAGAAACAAACTCTGTTAATTACATCCACGACGATATTGCAGAATGGCAGAATTTAAATTATGCGTATGTTGCGGGATATGAGGCCCAGTATGAAAACATTACGCCAGGCTACTTGATTCAACCACTTCTTTGTGATAAACCAATAGACTACGGTTTTTGGTACATAAAGGGCGAATTGCAAGCTATTAGTCTAACGAAGAAATTTGGAAAGAACTTAGAAGAATATCTTGCATTCGTCAAACCTGATTGCACTGCTAGTAGTTGGTGCGTTGGCATAAAGCCTGAGATGGGGAACTTGCCTTCGAAGTTTCAGTATATTGTCACGTGTTTACGTGAATATACTGAACAACTAGCAAAACCATTCGACTTTGTTAGAGTTGATATGATGTATGTTAATCGTCAACCATATTTTGGTGAGATGACATTCACTCCATGCGCAGGTAGAGTAGAAATAATTGGAAGATAAAGTGTACAGTAATTTGTACACTTTATTATATTTTTATTGTACAGCACTAACAAAGGAGCCACATCATGAAAAAGCTGTTAATTCTCATTTCTCTTCTTACTGGTATTGTTTTTGCTGGTGAGTGTGAACGTCTTTACAGAGAATTTGTAAAGAGAGTTCCTGGTCAAGATGTTATTATTTGCAGAGTTAATGTTGAAGGGCGTACTGATGTAGTTGGTATGTATTTCAAAATGAATAAGCAGCAAACTGTATTGCTTTATGGAAGTAATTATGATACGATGATGTATGCAGGTGATGATCCGTACGTTGCTAATGCTCATTGCATTAAAAATGGTCAATACAGAATTCTTACTCGATATATGACTGGTTCGCAAATTGCAGAAAAAATACTAAGCTTTAAAGCTTGCGAAGATGAATTTGTAATAAAACATGATCCAAAACGAAATGATCATTGGGTTATGACAAACTAATTATAAATATCTACGAAAATACACTTTCAAATGTATTTTCGTTTATTATATTTAAATTGATTTTGATTTTATAGGAGTTAAATATGTCTAAGATGTTGCAGTTTGATACAAACGCAAGAGACTCGATTATGAAAGGCGTTAATAAGCTTGCTAATGCAGTTAAAGTAACGCTTGGTCCTGCTGGACGAAATGTAATGATTTCCACTAATATGGGCGCACCAATTGTAACAAAGGATGGTGTTACTGTAGCAAGAGCTATTGATTTGACAGACCCATATGAAAATCAAGGTGCACAAATGGCAAAGTCTGTTGCAGCTAAAACTAATGATATTGCTGGTGATGGTACAACTACTGCTACTGTTCTTGCACAGGCTATTGCAAAAGAAGGTTTGAAGGTTGTTGCTGCTGGTGCAAATCCAATGGATGTTAAGCGTGGTATTGACATCACTGTAGAAAAGATTATTGAAACAATCGATAAGATTGCAATCCCTGTTGAAGATAAAGAAAAGATTCAGCAAGTCGCTACAATTTCTGCAAATAGTGATTCTGAAATTGGTAACTTGATTGCTGATGCACTTGAACAAGTTGGTATTGAAGGTGTTATTGCAGTTGAAGAAGGAAAGTCAGCTGATACTACTTTGACAATTGTTAAGGGTATGCAGTTTGATAATGGTTTGGCATCGCCTTACTTCACACCAAACAATCAGCCTATTACACTTGAAGATGCATACGTTCTTTTGTATAATCAGAAGATTACTGCTATGAAGGATTTGATTCCTCTTCTTGAACAAGTCGCAAGAACAAACAAGCCACTTCTAATTCTATGTGATGACTTGGAAGGTGAAGCACTTGCTACTCTATTAATTAACAAAGCACGTGGTACTTTGAATGCAATTGCAGTTAAGGCACCTGAATATGGCGAACAACGTAAGCGTATGCTTGAAGATATTGGTGTTTTGACTAATGGTCAGCTTATTTGTGATGACTTTGGTGTAACACTTGATGAAGTTTCAATTGATATGCTTGGTCAGGCAAAGTCTGTTACAGTTGATACAGCTTCTACTTTGATTGTCGGCTACGATAATGATGAAACTAAGAATGCAGTTGCACAGCGTGCAAATGAAATTCGTACAGAAATTGCTAAGACTACTTCTGAATATGAAGTTGAAAATCTTAAGAATCGTTTGGCAAAGCTAGTTGGTGGTGTTGCAGTTATTTCTGTAGGTGCAGTAACTGAAGTCGAAATGAAAGAAAAGAAATATCGTATCGATGATGCTGTTAATGCAACTAAGGCTGCTGTTGCAGAAGGAATTGTTCCAGGTGGTGGTACTGCTTTAATTAGAGCATCAGTTATTGCTCAGAAAAATACACATGTTGCTGGTACAGATGTTATTGCAGGTTATAATATTGTTATGCGTGCAATTGAAGAACCTCTACGTCAGATTGTTACAAATGCTGGTCTTGAAGGATCTGTAATTTGCAACAAGGTTAAGCTTGAAACTGGTAACGTTGGTTACAATGCTAAGACTGATATTTTCGAAGATTTGGTTAAAGCAGGCGTTATTGATCCAGCCAAGGTAACTAAGACTGCATTGCGCAATGCTGCTTCTATTGCTTCTATGATTTTGACAACAGATTGTGTCATTGTCGAAAAGCCAGAAGAACATAAGTGCGAATGCAATGCACAGGCACCTATGGGCATGTCAGGCATAATGTAATTTATCAAATTTCAAAATTGAAAAGTCGAGTTGCAAAAACTCGACTTTTTTATTATATTATCATTATAAACATTTTGGAGTAAAAATGAGAAATTACGAACAAGTATTAAAAATTCTTGACTTGCGTAAAGAAATTGTAACTTTTACAGAGTTTAAAGAGACTGTTTTGGCTGCACTGTCTGATATTAAAGAATGCGCAGTAGAAGGCATTGACAATGCAAAAGAATTGATTGTAAATGCAGTTAACAAAGCAAACGAAAACAAATAAGGTAAAGTATGAAGTATTTGAACACTAAAAAGCCAGTAACTTGTTATTTAGCATCTCGGTTGGTTTAATGATTTTCAAGAAGAATGTCGTCAAGATATTTTGCAAGCGTTAGAAGAAACTGAAATTTCTTACTTTAGTCCAAAAGACGAAGTGCTTGTAAATCCAAATTCGACTGAAGAAGAACAAAAGAAAGCATTTGATGCAGATATCGGATTTATTTTTAATTGCGATTTTGTAATTGTTAATACTGCTGGTAAAGATCTTGGCACAATTTTTGAAGCAGGATTTTCGTATGCGTATAAGAAGCCGATCATCTATTATTTTAAAGCGCCTGATGGTGTAAATTTCAATTTGATGTTAGCTCACTCTGGTGCTGCAGTTGCAAAGAATAAGCAACAATTGATTGACATTCTAAATCAATTGAAGAACAACGAGTTTGATTTTTCTAAGCTTGAAAAGTATAAAGGCACTATCGAATAATGAAGTTATATAATAATGAGCAAGTAGTAATTAGTTTGACTTCTTGGTCAAAGCGAATTGATAATGTTCATAAAACAATTCAATCACTTTTACAATGGTGTGGATATTGTCATATTGTATTAGTTCTTTCAACTGACGAATTTCCAAGACAAGAAAAAGAATTGCCACAAGAATTGATTAAATTGATTGATGGTGATTTTATAGAGTTACTATGGGTTAAACGAAATTACAAAGCCTATAAAAAATATTTCTTTACGGCAGCGAAATATCCGGAAGCAATTGTAGTAACTGCAGATGATGATAGTATCTATACGTCTGACTTTGTTGGTGAATTGCATTCACATTGGAATAAAAATAAAAACGGAATTGTTACATTTAGAAGTACAATTCCGTCTATGAAACGTGAATATAAGACTACTTGTTTACAATATGGTGTAGCAACACTTTATCCACCTAACTATTATAATGATGTTGGTTTGAAGTTAATTACAGACGAAACTGTTTTCAATCAAATTGCAGAAAATTCGTTTGATGACAATTTTCATTCAGCATTGAGAGTCGTTCTAAATAAAACAGACTATACAATTATTGACAAGTGTCATAAATCTGTATGGCATCCACATGATGAAGTCGGTGCAGTTACTGCAAGAAGAGATTTAACAAAGATGGATCCTAATTCTGACGAATTTAAACAGATTATGGCTGAAATTGATAAACAAAATTTTAGAAAGACTGAAACATTAGAAAACATTATTAGAGCAAATATCGAAAGAGTATAAGGAGTAACGAATGAAATACGATATGATTTGTATTGAAGGAATTGATAAAACTTGTAAAGATCTTGTTGGTTACATTATGTGTAAGTTGTGTAATTACAAGTACATTTTCATTGGACGTGGTTTGATTTCAATGATGGCATATTCAAAGCTGTATAATCGTCCTTATGCGTTTAATCCTGAAAACGCAAAGAACATTATCTTTATCAATTTGAATACTGAAAAACTTGATTGGATTGCAAGATGTGAAAAATCTGATGAAAAGCCAATTAACTTTGAAGAAAACGTTAAAGCTTTTAGAGATGCAATTGATGAATTAAAAGAAAAACTTGGTGATGATTTCAAACTCATCGAATTTAACGTTTCTCATCAGTCTTTATATGACATTGCACAAGAAGCTTTGAAATATGTAGAAAAATTAAATAATGACGCAGTCTAAAAAATTTATTATACTTTAATCTAGAGGAAATTAAAATGCTAAATCAAAATTTAAAAGATTATTTGTTAGACATTGATAACTTAAGAAGTATTACTAGATTTCAGACTGCACCTAGAAATGCAAAAGAAACAGTTGCAGAACATTCATTTTATGTAGCTGCAATTGTTCTTAAATTGCATGACTATTTTGATTTTAATCTTGAACAAGCTTTAGTAACTGCTTTGATGCATGATTATGCAGAAGTTTATATTTCAGATGTACCACATTCTATCAAAGTTGCAAATCCAAAAATTTCAATTGAATTAGAAGCTGTAGAAACAAAAATTAACATTGATAAGTTATCAACTGAAATTGCACAAAACATTGCAGATTTCAACAATTGTACAACAGCAGAAGGTTGTATAGTAGCTTTAGCAGATACTTTGTCAGTACTCATGTATTCACGCTATGAAGTTAAGTTAGGAAATAAAGAATATATGCGTGAAGTTTATCATAAGACGTTTAGACGAGTTACTGCTGTATTGACAAAAGCTTCTAAATATTTTAAGAAAAATGTTACTATGATCGACATGATTAACTTGATTGATGATTTTTCACAAAGTAAAATAAAGGACAATTAATGAAACCGGACAATATTTCTAAAGGTTATGAAGACATCAAAGTGTCAGTAATTAATTATAACATGAACATTGCAAAGCATGCATGGGATTGTTATAAGATGACTTGGACATCTTTACAAGATGTCGAGTATGACCCAACTGACGCAAGAGTAGTAGAAGCAGTGAACAACATTATTCGTTTTAGAGCATTGCCAATGCCAAGAGAACAAGCAATTTTGACATTCAAAATTGAAAATGTATCTCGAGTAATGTTAGCTCAAATTACTCGTCAAAGTAAAGCAAGATTCAATGTAGAATCACAAATGCCACTTCCTGTAGAACATAATGTGATTTTGCCTTTGAATATTGCAGAAGATCCAGATTTAAAGGATGATGCAAAGTCTTTGATTGAACTTTCTCAAAAAGTTTATGACAAGTGTATTGCAAATGGTATTCCTCCTCAGGATGCAAGATATTTGTTGATGCATGGTCAAACTACTTCATTAGCATACGTTGTAAATGTAAATGATTTCTGTTCAGCATTTGCATTTAGATGTGAAAATAACTTATCTGATGAAATTAACCTTGTTTATCGTTTGGCAAAGAAAGCAATTCTTGACAAAGTTAAGCAAGATTACTTGGATGGTACTATCGATGCATTGACTTATAATTTCTATACTGAAATTATTAGTCCAGCAGACTGTGCAGGTGCAGCTCGTAAAGTTGGTCAAAATTATGATAAAGTGTTTGGTAATAGCTTTGCACGTTATCCAGCAGCAAATGCAGAAGTTCAAAAGATTACAGATGAATGTGATTATGACTTTAAGAAATCTGCATGGTATGCAGAATTAAAGAGAATGAATAAGGACTTGTTGTTCGATGGTGAACAAGAAATGATTGATTCTTGGTCAAATTAAAATAGCATAGGCACGATCAAAAGAAAGCTGACGCGAATGCGTCAGCTTTTGCAGTATATAAATATAAAAAAGAGAACGTATGGCTACTAATATAGAAGAACACGATTGGACACAACCTTATTACAATCCCGCTGAACATGGATGGTTCAAAGCAGATGTAGGTGGCGAAGAAAATAACTATGGTTATCCTAGTGATTATTTCTTTGCTGATACAATGAGAGCAATTTCTACCGCATTCGGTAAGAAGTTTAGCAACATGGTCATTATTCGTGAAGATGAAAAAGGCTATCCAAGAAAGCATATTGAAGTTCCTATTAAGTTTGGTCCACGCTCAAAAGCACATGATTATAGAACTGAATTAGAAGCTGGTCAAATTGACGAAAATGGTATAGTCGAACCAAAGTATTATATTCAGAATCCTTGTATGACATGGAAATTTACAAATGGTTCTTATGATGGTTCACGTCAAACAAGCTCAAATGAAATTCGTGCATTCTATGACAAATACTTCATGTCGAGAGGCATTGAAATGTCGACATGTGATTTGTTCTGGAAAGATACGATGGTTATTCCAGTTAACATTGGAATTCAGTTAAAATGTTATGCAGATAAAGATGCAGACTTGAATCGTATGTTTGAAATGATTATGCGTAAAACAAAGGATTCTGCTATGTTCTTATACGTAAAAGAATTCTGGTTTATGAATATTCGCAGAGATATTAAGGTCAAACTAACAAGTTTCAATTTCGATTATGGTAAAGACGACATGGGAGCAGAAGATAAACGTGAAGTTTCAGTAACATTTGACTTTACGTGTGAAGCTTTCGTATATCGTCCAATTGAAAAAACAAGTTTGATTACAAGCATTGTTACAACTTTGAATCCAAACATCGCTTATGGTCCAATTATGCGATTTGGAATTTCTGGTAACGCACACATGCATGAAAAATATTCTAATTCTGCAACTTATATGAAAGCTGCACAAAAGGGTATTTTCGATGGAAGTTTAACTTCTGCGCACGATTTCACAGTTCCTCAACATCAGCAATACGAAAATATGAAGGTTGCAGTTGGTCTTGTATCAGCTATGGTAAGTAGCTATGACATTCCATTTACACAAGCAGATATTGCTTCAATTTCAGCCAATTATCCAGGCGCATCAGCATTAACAGGTTATACTACTAAGTATGTTTATAGTGCAATTCCTGATACATGGCGTGAATTTGATAGAGAATTTTCTATTCTTGATTCATCAACTTACATTTTTGGTGATGTTAAAACGAGTGCAATTAAAAATGGTGTTGTAGTTGAAGATGTTACAAGTGGTACTTGTTTAACGTCTTATAATTATCGTATGCACCCATATAGAAACACTCAGTTTACTCGTAACTTTATTGACTTTGATACGAAAGACTTGGAAGATTCTAAGCATAACATCATTCACACAATTTACGGAACGTCTCATGCTAACTACTATCCAGTTTA